CTTAGTGAGTTTATTCTATCTATATTCTTGTTGTTGCTGTTAATGTCTTTGTTTAGCTCATCAATAAGGTCAGTTCTTTCTGCGCCTGATAAAGTTGCAATCCTTTCACGCTTTGCTTGTATCGCCAGTCTATTTGTAGCTATGCTGGACTCTAGGTTAGATATCATATCTGCTAACTTATCATCATCTATACTGGCTGATAGTGCGTAATCGTTATAGTATTTAGGGCTTATACCTAAGATACCATCACCCATATTAGCAACCGCTTTAGACCTACCTACAGATTGTACGCCTCTTAACTTTCTGACTCCGTATTTATCAGCTAGTGCATTTGTCTCCTCAACCAACTGGTTTACTAGGTTTGTGGCTTCGGTGGTTAATGAGGTTGGTAAACTAGCCTTACCTAATTTAGCATCGGTAACACCTCTGAACCGCTTCATGTATCTACCGTCAATCTCTGGGTAGTCTTTACTGGCTTCTGCTAGTGACTTGTTAAGTGACTTCTTAATACTGGCTTTAGTAGCTGTGCCTAATACAAAATCACCACTAGGTGCTTGTTGTGCTAATGGTTCATCAGCTTCATCTGGATCATCCGTTTCCACTTCTTCTATTATCGGTAGCCATTGGTGTCTACAGTTGTAACCACCTCGGACGATAAACGGATCGCCATCACTCTTACCTTTCCAGTCACCTTGCCATATCTTGTAGATATCATCACGAGTATAGACCTTACCAGCATGTTTACGACAATGCTCACGAGTGTCATTGATTGAGTTACCATAATACTCAAACCTATCTACTCCTGCCTCATTAGCCATTGCTATTGTAGCTTGTGCGCTAAATTGTTGTGCTGAGTCTCTTACGTATGTACTGGCATAACGTCTAAGGTTATTTCCTAGCTTATCACTACCATAAACACTATGTAGCTTCTCTATGGCTTGTGCTTTGGCTTCATCTGTACCAAAGTTAGCTATCTCTACCAGTTCATCAAGCTCATCTTGATTAGCTTCCTGATATACGCCATTTATCTTACCACGTAACGCCTTGGTCATATCAGCCTGAGTACGGTTAGTAAGGGTATACTGATACATCTGATCCGATAGTTCTTGGCTGTAGCTATTAGCTATCTCCTCGAACCCTTGAAAGGATAGACTTTGTAATCCTTGTAGCACTTCATCAGGCACACCAGTAAACTTGATAGCATCGGCTAGTTCATTCTGAATATCACCATACCCACCTATAATACCCTGAGCTTCTGTCATTATAGTATTATCTATGGACTGTCTGATATCACGCCTAGCACTTACCGCCCAGTCTAGGTCAAACAACTGACCATCTCGTAAAGGTGCTGTACTAGCTAATTCAGCTATCTCATCCTCTAGACGTTGCAAGGCTAGGATCATTCTTCTTGAGTGATCATCGCCCTGCTTTTCTAGGTACTCGTTATACTGATTGAATGTCATTACTAAAGTCACCTAATGGTCTAGTGCCTTGTTCAATCTCTAAATGAGCCTTAGCTAAATCTTCATCATCTAATACTAAGTCTGCTATCTGCTTATCTACCGCTTGCATTAACGTAGTAGAACGTACACCACTAGCTTTAACTTGCTGTAAGAATACTAGCTCTTGTGGATAATCACGTATATCAAACGAGTCAGAATAGAATATCTCTACGTCTGGTGTCACATCCTGCCACGTACAAATTAAACGCCATACCTGTTCTTCTACTAACTCTAATTCATCAGCTTTCTCAGCTAGTTTAGCGTTAAGCATCTGGAATTCAGTTTGCATAGCCACACCTGACATGGTGACCGCTTCGCTACCACGCACTGCGCCCATGTGAGACATCTTATTAATCATCTGTATCTTATCTTCAATACTTGCTCGTACTGCGTCTAAGTTACCACCATCAGGCTGTAGTTGATACGGCTTTAAATTACCATCCATATCATCAGACATATTGATAATAGCACCAGCACCAGCACTAGCATCGGTATCATGTGTCTTAACCAATGTAGGGTGGTTACTAATACGGATTAACTGCTCAATCTCTGATAGTTCCTCATAGATAGCTTTCTGCATATAAGAAATATCAGCTATGTCACTTGTGCCTATACCACGTATATTACTACGGTTAGCTGGGCAATACACCGCTGGGATTTTACCTAGCTCATTAGGGATTGACTCAATCATCGTGCCGTCATCATCTGAGCCGTCTGATTCCCATAGCTCAATGGTGTCATTAGTCCATACTCTATAATGTACTACGGTTACTGTGTCACTCTTACGGTCAATGCTTTCACGTAGTTTAAGGTAGGTCAGTTCATAGCGTCCTGTAGGGGTGCGCTCGTATCTCCAATCTATGACGTTCTCAGGTGTGAATAACGTTAAGTATGGTCTGATACCTAGTGATAGCTCCTCAGCTCGTGTGCCTACCACTGACTTAGGTTTATCTACCATGATCCACACATGACCATATACACTAGCCCATGTCTGCGCTTGCTTCATAAAGTTATTGAATGACCGACCATCTAAGTCAGCATCCTTTAGAATGTCATCTAGTGCTGGGTTATTCGCTAGTGAGTTAAATGCTCTCACTGGTGCAACACGCCATAAGAATGAGCTGTAAATGTGGACGATGTTACGACAATGGTTGTCTAATGGTGTAAGACTGATACGTCTGGAATACTCATCCTTAGTCTCATTAACGTAACGAGTCAGATACTCACCATCTTGGTATTCTTCACCACCTAAGTAAGAACGTACATAGAACTCCCACTTAGCAGAATTATTGTCATATTCGGGATGTGTATCAGTCACTTTCATTACGTCCACCTCTGGGGCTGAGTCTGTTTAATATCTTTCTTGATAGGGTATAAGTAATCTACTAAGTACCCTAAAGCGTCATTCATGTGGTCATAACCGCTTTTATCAGGCTGGCTAGTACCCTCTTTATATATTTGTCTCTCTAGACCCTTAATGGTTTCTTTGCATTTAGGATCTATAAATATTCTACGCTCACCGTCACCACTTAATAGGCGTGAGTTGACCGCATTGATTCTGTCTCTTACTGCTGGGTGTCTATTCTTAACGTTAACAGTATAACCAGCGTTCTGTAATATTGATAAGTCAGTTCTACCACCTGCGCTAGTCTTACGTTGTCTACTAGCTGGATCTGGGTATATCGTTATCTGCTTATCTGGGTATCTAGCGTTTATCTCTGATACCATCTCATCTGTATTTGACGAGTATATCACAATCTCATCTATAAAATGTAGTGTCCTACCTTTACGCACCGCAACACATGCACTCATAGGATCTAAGTTGAAGTCCATGCCTATATGTAACTGGTTATCTGTACCAGTGTAAGGTTGTACTGTTTCTTCTCTATCAAAGTTGTAATAGATGATACCAGCATAGTTAACAAAGCTGGCTAGATACTCTTGTTCAAACGTCCTTGAGTCTAGGTCACTCTTGGCTGACTCTATCTCATTGGCTGGTACGTTACCACCGTCTAGGGTTGTATATTGGAATGACTGCCAGTTATCGTGCTTATCTGTGCCTTTAGTCCATAGGTCGTAGAAGTGGTTGCGTCCTTTAGGTGTGCCAATGAATACAGCATCACCTTGTCTATCAGATAAACTAGGTCGTATTACCTCATACCATGTCTCAGGCTTCATATCTGCAAATTCATCTAGCACCGCTAAATCTAGTGAACGCCCACGCAAGTTATCAGGCTTCTCTGCGCCTTTAAGGCTTATAACACTACCATTCTTAAGTCTTATGGTTAATGTGCTTTCATTCTTCTTTTGTATGTAATCTTGTGGCACTGTCTGTATAAGCATATCCCATGCAATATCTTTAGCACTCTTATACGTTGGTGCTACATACCAGCAATTCTTACCTTTACCTGATAACGCCATGCGTAACAATATAATGGTAGATAAATAAGTCTTACCGAACCGTCTACCAGCTACCACCGATATAAACCTAGAATTAGATGTGTATATTGCTGTCTGTGGCTTAGTTAGTATCATTCAAATACACTTGTATTGGTGGTAACTCTCTATCTTCTGGCTCTTGCTCTCTCCAGCCAGCCTGAGTTTTAAGATAAAATATTGATGCTGTAGTGTCACCGTTTCTAGCCTTATTTACTAGATTACCAGCTACACTAGCAATAGCTTTAGCCTTTCCCTTTTTATATTGTGCATAAACTTCTTCATCACGCTCAATTATATTGTTAAATGT